GCCGGCGGAGAACACACGTGGACAACCTCAAGAAGCTGCAGGACGAGGCCGTTACCCTCGCCAACCGGATCGACGCCGTGCGGGCCATCGAAGGCGACGCGGACAAGATCGCCGAGCGTGACCTCGAACTCGAGACGCTGACGGCCGACGCCGCCAAGCTCGCCAAGAAGATCGACTTCGAGAAGTCGGTCGCCGAGTCGGCGAAGAACCTCCGCAGCGTCGTGGACCGCTGCACCCCGGCTCCCGAGGTGCGTTCCGACGAGCCGAAGGCTCGCATCGAGGCGGTTCCGTTCCGTGGCAAGCTCAAGGCTTTCCGCTCGCACGAGGACGCCTTCAAGAGCGGCATGCAGCTGAAGGCCACGCTTCTCCGCGACGCCGACGCCAAGCGGTGGTGCGAAGACGCCGGCATCGAGGTGCGTGCCCAGGGCTCGACGGGCTCGACCACGGGTGCGGCGTTCGTGCCGGACATCCTCCTGTCCGACACCGTGCTGCGTCTCGTCACCGAGAACTCGGCATTCGCGTCCAACGCTCTGAACATTCAGATGCCGAGCGACGTGGTGCTCGTCCCGAAGCGGACGGCCGGTGCGACCGTGAACTGGCAGAACGAGAACGTGGCAATCACCGACAGCGACCCCACCTCGACCCAGGTGACGCTGACGGCGAAGAAGTGCACGGCTGCCACCAAGATCGCCAACGAGCTGCTCTCGGACGCGGTCAACCCGGCGGCCTACGCCGACTGGATCGCGGCCGAGCTGGCCCTGTGCCTGACCAACGCGATCGAGAACATCGCGTTCAACGGCAACTCGGGTTCGGCTCCGAGCGTGGCTGGCATCCTGACCAGCAACGGCATCCTCGCGGGCACCTCGGCGACCTACGCCGCGAGCCTGGTGACGGCTGCCGGCGACACGCCGGATGAGGTGACCAAGGCCAACCTGCTGCGGATGATGGCTCTGATGCCGTCCCACAGCCGCGCTGGTGCGAAGTGGTACTGCTCGCCGTATTTCTTCGCGGACTGCATGCAGGCCCTCGACGCCGCCCAGGGCGGTTCGGTCGGCCTGTCGCAGGGCCTTGGACTCACGTTCATGGGCTACCCTGTGGTGCTCACGGACGAGATGCCGAGCTCGGGCGACCAGACGGGCAACGTGATGGCCCTGTTTGCCAACTTGGCGAACGCGGCAATCTTCGGCACCCGCCAGGGCATCGACCTCGCGTCGAGCTCCGAGGTGGCCTTCCTGAGCGACCAGACCGTGCTGCGTGCGACCGCCCGCGTGGCGATCTCGTGGCACACGCTCGGCAGCGACACGGTCGCTGGCCCGGTCATCGCCCTCAAGGGTGCGTGAGCCTGACGGCTTGACGTGATGTGCAGACTAGGCGGGCCGCTCCAAATCGGGGCGGCCCGCTCTCGTTTGCGAGGTGCCCATGTTGGTCAAGGTCGGCGGCACGGAGGTTGACATCCGTGTCGAAGCCATCCTGTCGATGCCCAGGTTGAGCTTTACGGCCAACCACTTCACCTGGGCTCAGGCACTCATGCCGCTCGGCATTCGCCCCACAATGGGCACGGGTGCGTTCTGGTCGCAGGTGAATACCCGCGTGATGGAGCAGTTCATTGACAAGGCCGAGTATCTGCTGACCATCGACTACGACACCTTCTTCACTAAAGAGGACGTAGAGCATCTCTTCGCCCTGGCGATGACCTTCCAGTGCGACGCCATCACGGGCCTGCAGACGAAGCGGGAGGACGGCCGCCCAATGCTCACGCTGAAGGGCACGCTGGACAATCCGCCGCCAGACGGCAGCACGAAGGTGGACGCGACATGGTTTGCCGAGCCCGTTCAGGAAGTGGACACGGCACACTTTGGACTCACGGTCATCAGCACGGCCGCCCTAAAGCGGTGCAGAAAACCGTGGTTCTGGAGCAAGCCCGGCCCTGACAACTCGTGGAACGATGGCCGCACGGATGACGATATCTGGTTCTGGCGGAACTGGCGTGAAAGCGGGAACAAGGTTTTTATCACGCCCCGCGTTGTGCTAGGCCACGGCGAGTACGTGGTCACGTGGCCCGGCAAGAACCTCGGAACGCCTGTTTTCCAGTGGGCCACGGAGTTCACGAACACGCTGAAACGGCCGGAATCTGCATGGAGCGTGCCGCAATGAAGAAACTGAAGTTCACCCGCTCGTGGCGTGGCTACCGCAGAGGCCAGGTGGTGGAGATCCCCGGCGGGCTCGCCACCCAGCTGCTCGCTCAGCGGGTCGCAGTCGAGGACCGGCAGCAGGAGCTCGAGACGGCCGCCATTGACCACCAGGCCGAGACGGCCGACGCAACGCCACGCAAGCGAGGTAGACCACGTGCAATACAGAAGCCTGACTCGTCAGACGCCGCCAGCGGTTGAGCCCGTTACGCTCGCCGAGGCTAAGGCCCATTTGAGGGTCGATACCAGCGACGATGATGCGTATGTCCAAAATCTCGTGACTTCAGCCCGCGAGTGGTGCGAGCAGTACCTTGACCGCACGCTGGTGCACACCCAGTGGGTGATGCGGTTCGACAAGTTCCCCGACAGCGGCATTGAGCCGGTCGAGTTGCCCCGGCCGCCGATGGTGATGAGCGGCACGGCCACGGCCGTCACGGTGACCTTCACGCAGGAGGCCGGGCCGACGAGCACGTACAGTACGGCCGAGTACCGGGTTGACCGGAATGCCACGCCGGGGGCCATCCTGCCCATCTACGGCAGCACGTGGACGCCGCACCGGCAGGATGACAACGCCATCAGCGTGACGTGGTGGGCCGGCTACGGGGCGAGCGGCTCGAGCGTCCCGGCGGCGATCCGGCACGCCATCTTGATGCTGGTGGGCCACTGGTACGAGTTCCGCACTAGCGTGCTCACCGGCAGTATTTCCAAGGAAGTTGAGTTTGGCGTCAAGTCCCTGCTCGACTCGCAACGCTGGGGCTCCTACCGATGATCGACGCCGGCAAGCTCCGCGAGCGTGTCACGGTGCAGATTGCCAGCGGTGCAACCAACACGCTTGGCGAGACTGTCCTTTCGTGGAGCAACTCGTCGGCCGTGTGGGCCAGCGTGGAAGGCGTCTCGGCCCGCGAGGCCATGCTTGCTGGCCAAGAGCAGACGCAGTTGACGCACCGAGTGCGGCTGCGATACCTGCCGGGCCTGACGCAGTCCATGCGGTTCTCGTGGCGCAGCCGCACGCTGGAGATCGTCAGCCTGCTCGAGCATGGCAACCGCAGCGAGCACGAAGCCGTCTGTTCGGAGCGTACCGATGGCTGAGACGGTCGGCATCCGCATCACGATGAACGTGCCTGGGCTTGAGCGTCTGCGGGCGGCGTTTGAGGGGTTGCCGAAAACCCTTGCCGCCAAGCACATGGCCGCCGGCCTGAAGCGTGCGGCAGAGCAAGGCGGGACGCTGGCGGCCCTAAAGGCAAACACGCCGAAAGGCGAGACAGGCAATCTTCGCCGATCCATTGCCGTCAAAACCAAGAAGTACCCACGCACGGGCGTTGGCATTGCCATCCTGGGCTACAAGAGCGGCCGCAAGATGAACGAGCCGTATGACAACACCAAGCTCGGCTACCACCAGGGGCTGGTCGAGTTCGGCACGAAAGAGCGCTTCCGCAAGACTAAGGACGGCCGCTTGGTCTCCACTGGAAAGATGCCGGTGGGTGGTCGGTTCGGTAGGCCGCCAGTGCGTTCTGCGTGGGAGCAAACCCGCAGCAACGTCGAAGGCATGCTGGTGGCGGAAATGGAAAAGGCGTTCAACGCCGCCGTAAAAGAACTGGCGTTCCAGACCATCGCCAAGGGCTCACTATGAAATCCCCTGAGTTCGTGCTCCGCACGGCCTTGGTCAATGCCACGGCCGTCAACTCGCTCATCGGCGGCAGGATCTACCCGCTGCGGTACGTGGGGCCGCAAAAGATCACCTACCCGCTGCTCATCTGGCGGCGTGCCAGGATTGAGCGTCAGCAGGCGTTCAACGCCCCGGTCGGCGTGCCCCGCGTGACGATGGAGCTTTTTGCCTACGGCGAGACGTATGAGTCTGCCCGAGACCTGGCTGATAAGTGCCGCGTCGTTCTGGATGGATACGGCGGCACGATTGACAATACGGAAGTAAAGCAGACGGCACTCATAGACGAGGCCGACGATTTGGTGGAAGTAGAGGGTGCTGAGTCGCCCCTCTACGTGGTGAAGCAGACCTACGACATCTGGTGGCAGGAGACCTAGAGCCCATGTCAACGACCCCACATTCCGGCACCGGCACGACTTTTACGTTTCCTGGCTTCACCGGCACCCTGACGGGTCTCACGTGGACCATTGCAGACAACGCCGGCCAGGACAACATTGACATCTCTCACCTTGGTATGACCACTGGTGCGACTGTGTTGACGATGAGCCGCCCGCTGAAGGGCTCCGCAGGCGACACAGGCAAGAGCGTCTCTGTGGAGTTCATCGGCACCGGCATGCTGGCCCAGGGTGCGACGGGAACGCTTACGGTCGGCGGCCCGATTTCGATTAGCGGTACGGCGACCTGCAACAGCTGCACCATCACGCTCGCGGTCAACGACGTGATCAAGGGGTCGGCCGAGTTCCAGTACGCCTGACCCACGGAGGTTTCCGTGGCGACGTACAGCACTGGGATCACGGCCACCTTCGGCAGCACTACGTTCACGGAGGTCACGGACCTCGCGTGGACGTACGGCGGTGCTCTGCCGAAGGGCCGCAGCGTCCTTTGGACCGACGAGTCTGGCAGCGTGTCTCTCACCTGCCTCGGCTCGGCTGGCATCACGACCGCCAACTATGGCGTGCGGAATGACCTGACCATCAGCGGCGGCGGTGCAAACTTGACGTGCAAGGCAGTCTATGAGGGATTGAGCGTTACGCCTGAGTTGAACGGCGTGACCCGTTACACCGTGACGTTCAAGATCCTCGACGGGTGAAACCAATGGCATTGACTAAAGATCAGATTCTTGCGGCTGATGACATGGGGCTCATGGAGATTAAGGTGCCAGAGTGGGGCGGATCTGTGTTCTGCCGAGTCATGTCGTGCGGCGAGCGGGACGCCTACGAGAACGATTGGGTGATCAACAAGAACAAAGGCGTGGAGAACTTCCGCACCAAGTTCTTGGCGAAGTGCCTGTGTGATGAGAAGGGCGAACTGCTCTTCCCTGGCGACGAAGGCGTGCAGGCTCTGGCGAAGAAGTCGAGCAAGGTGCTCGGCCGCATTTGGACGAAGGCGATGGAGCACAACGCTCTGACCGACAAGGACGTGGAGGAACTCGCAAAAAACTAGCCATCCGCCCGACGAAGCGGTTCATGTTTCGTCTGGCGGGTTTCCTGGGCATGACGGTCAAGCAGCTGATGCGGGACATGGACTCCCGCGAGCTCAGCGAATGGATGGCGTACCACCGCTTCTATTCGCCGCTGCCTGACACATGGCGGGAAACTGGATTGCTTGCGAGTGCTGCCCTGGCTCCGTATTGCCCGCGTGGCAAGACACCGAAGGCGGAAGATTTCGTACCGATTGAGAAGGCACCGCAGCATGATCTCCAGTTGCTTGAGCAGCTGGAGGGACTGAAGCAAGCAATGGGCAAGTGATGGCGACGCAGATCGGACTTGGCGTGCAGTTCACGGCGAATGCCAGTGGCATGACCAAGGGTCTGTCGCAGGTGGATCGCCAACTGCAAAAGCTTGGTCAGCAGGCAAGCGGTGCCGCATCGCTGTTCGACTCGTTTACGCGATCCAGTGAAGCTGCGGTCCAGGCCCAGCAGAAGGTGGCCACGGACTTGGCGTTCCTTAACAGTGCGTTCCGCACTGGCCAGGTTTCAGCAGAGCAATACGCCACGGAACTCAAGGCGATTGTGAACGATGCGAACGCTGCGGCAGCTGCGTTTGCGGAAGGAGCACGCGTCACGCAGCAGGTGGCGACTGCCGAAGAGAAACGTGCCGCAACGCTTGCCAGGCTCGGCGAACTGTTGCAGCAGGGTGCCATCTCTCAGCAGACGTACGAGCGTGCGGCTGCCGATGCGAGTGGAGCCAACGCGGCGGCTGCTAAGGCAGAGCAAGATCGAGCAGCGGCGTTTGCTCGTGCGGCACAGATCACTCAAGCCAACTTGACGCCGCAGCAGAAGTACGACCAAGAGGTGCAGGAACTGAGCCAGCACCTGGCGGCTGGCCGTATCACGCAGGACACGTACAACGCAGCCCTCAATCGTGCCGCAAAGGATTTTGCCAAGGCCACCGTTGCCGCTGCAAAGTATGACGCTGCGGCAGACTCGGCCGGCACCGGAAACACGCTTGCGTTCAACGAACTCAGCGGAGTCCTTGCTGCCTTGCCTGGTCCGATTGGCAATGTGGCTGGCCGAATCTCTGGTCTGGCGTCGGCCGGCGAAGGGCTTGGCCGTGTGTTTGCCGGCGGATTGTCGCAGGGTTTTTCCGGCCTCGCCGCCTCGGCGGCCGGCTTGGTCAATCCGCTGACTATTGGCGTGGCCTCCGTTGTCGGATTTGGTGCCGCAGCCACTGCCGTTGCCAGCGGTCTCGCAAATCTTGAAAGTCGCGTTGAGGGGCTTGGGTTTGCGGCCGAGCAGCTGGGCACTGACTTCTCCACCATTCAGACGCTCGAGGAGGCAGCCAAGCGAACCGGCGTTTCTTTTGAGGCTCTGACGAACGGTCTACAGAAGTTTGCCGTGAAGCTTGATGAGTCGCGTGATTCGTCCAGTGGTGCGGCCAAGGCTCTTGCGGAACTTGGGATTAGTCAGGAGCAACTGTCTGGCCTGTCGCTCCCGCAACAGGCCGACCTTGTCGCTACTGCCCTGGCTGGCGTAGAAGACCCGGCAAGGCGGGCGGCCCTGCAGATGGAGTTGCTCGGAAAGTCTGGTGAGAATGTCCGCCGTGGTTTTACGGCAATCGAAGAGTCAAGCGCGGCACTTGATCAATTCAACGCCCGCATCAGTGCACTCGATAAAGAGAGAATCGCAGAGCTTGGCACTGCATTTGATGACGTGCAGACCGCAATTCTTGGGCTCGGCACAAACCTGCTGACGCCATTTGCTGGTCTTGTCGAAGGGATTGCCACAGCCATCGCAGAGGCCATCGGCGGAATCACGGCAATCGTTGCGCCGATTGGCGATCTGCTTGCTCCGCTGCTTGACTCTGTCGGTGCTGGGTTTGGCGAGTTCGGGAAGACCGTTGGTTTGGTCGGCGACATTATCGGCACGGTTCTCGGGGTGGCCCTGACTCCGCTGACCAATCTTTTCACAGCACTAGCCCCTGCAATCAACCCAGTTGCGGCAGTGCTCGGCGTTGTTAACTCGGCGCTGGAGTTCATGATCAACACGATTGACGCCGCAATCGCAGCGTGGAACAACTTTGCCGAAGGCATACCGCTTGTCGGTCAATACATGACCGTCGCCACTGATGAAGTCAGTGATGGCCTTGGTGAGATTCGCGCCGACGCGGAAGAGCCGATTCAGGTGACTGTCGAGCCTGACGCCGATTTTGAGCGTCTACAGAAGGCAATTGACAAGTCGAAGGAAACGCTGTCCGGCATTGTTGACGAAGCCGTGCAATTCGGCGACGAGGGATTTCAGGCAGCCCTGACGTTCCAGAACAAGCTTGGCGAACTTCAGGCCCAGGCCGAGGCCGGGATTCTGAACGAAACCGCGTTCACGCAAGAGGTTGAAAAAGCAAAGAAGGCATACGAATCGCAGATTGACACTATCAAGGACGCTGAGAAGGCTGAGAAGCAAAAAGCAGACGCTGCATCGCGGGCTGCGGAAGAAGCAATCAACGCCGACAGGAAGCGGGTGGATTCGTTCATTCAGTCGCAGCGATCTCCGGAAGAGCGTGAGCGACTTGAGGCGCAAGAAAATCTTGTTGCCATTCAAAACGAGCAGCAGCGCGCTGTCGAAGCAATTGCTGCTGCACAGTCCGCTGGAGATGGTGCCGCAGTTCGGGCTGGGCAGGAACGTCTTTCGGCTCTTGAGCAAGCCGAGGCGAAAGCCCAGGACATCATCAGCGGCGAAGCTGCCGCGAGGCAGAAAGCGGAAGAAGACGCCAAGAAGGCTGTGGCGGATCGCCAGAAATTGGAGGAAGAGCGTCAGCGGCGTGTAGGCGAACTGACAGAACAATACGCGGAGCGTGCAGCCGAGATTGAGCGCGACCGCTTAGACGCACTGTCGCAGCGATCCAATGAGGCTTTGCAGGGGAACGACATTCGCACTGGTGCCGGTGCTTCGCAGTTTCTGGCTTTGGCGACCGGCCGCGAAGACCCGGCAGTCGAGGAGTACCGCAAGCAGCTGCGCGAGCTTCAGGACATCAAGCGAGAGATCGCCAAGGCAAACGCAGCACCAGTGGAGATTGCAGGGTAATGGCCGTCATCTCCTACCGTGAAGTCATCCCACGCACGTTCTCGCATAAGTTCGGCGAAAGCCCAACGGCGGAGATCAAGTACGCCGTCACGGTTGACGAGCCGACGGCGACGCAGGCCGTCATCA